GATATGCGATTGATGATAACGGTAATGCTCTTGCACTTGAGCAGTTTTATACTGCGTATGATAAGTATAGTTGCACCAGAGGAGATGTTGAAGGAATTCGAGTTGCAGAAAAAAAGAGAGAAGAGGCTTTCCCCTTGGGACCGCCATGTCTAAACAAATTAGCTGTAACAGGATTTGGACAAGGATCTAGAAATAATGCTTTGTTTAATATAGCTGTATACTACAAACAATCTGAACCAGATACTTGGGAAGATAAAATTGTAGAAGCAAATTTAAAATATATGGACCCACCATTAAGTAATAGTGAGGTTCAACAATTAATTAAATCTGTAAACAGAAAAGGCTATGATAAATATAGATGCAAGGATGCACCAATAAATTCTGTATGTCAATCAGGACTATGCAGAACAAAAAGATTTGGTGTAGGATTTGGTGAGGAAGAAATGCCAGTCCTTGGAAGTTTAACTAAATATACTTCTAATCCTCCTCAATGGTTTTTAAATGTAGATAAAACTAGAATAGAATTAAAATCAGAACAACTTTACAACCCAGGTATGTTTGCACTTGCATGTTTAGATCAAGCAAATAAAATTGTACCTGTACCAAAACCAAAAGATTGGAAACAACATTTTTTAAAACCTATGATGTCTAATCTACAAGAAGTAGAACCTTTAGAATCATTAGATCCAATAAATGAATTGACAGGATTGTTGCAAGACTGGACTACCAATAGACAATCAGCAAGAACCAAAGACGATATATTTAACAAGTTACCATACACAGAAGATGGTTTTACATATTTTAGAATGGAAGATTTCTATGCATTCTTAAAGAAAAACAATTGGGACATGGACAAAATTAAAACAGGAAATTTAATTAAAAGACTTGAAGATATATTTGTAGAAGAAACAAGAATAAGAGTTAAGAATCAACAACCAAGAGTAATAAAAATAAAAACAATGAAAAAAATAGATGCGAGTGTATCGCCAGTCAAATACCAAGAGGAAGTGTTTTAATGTCTAAACCAAAGACTTACGATAGAGATGTTGGTAAAAATTGGCATCTTAGATTTAGATTAATTATACAAGAGCTAACAGAAGAATTAGAATTAACACAGATACAGCTACAGATAGCAGAAAGGAAATTAAAAAAGTATGAAAACAATAATACTAGGTCCACCCGGAACCGGAAAAACAACAACGTTGTTAAACTTAGTCGACGAATTTATACAAAATGGGATAAGGCCTAAACAAATTGGTTACTTTTCATTTACAAAAAAAGCTGCAAACGAGGCGGCTGACAGAGCTGCAGAAAAATTTGGATTAGATAAAGAAAACGATTTACCATTCTTTAGAACTTTACATTCATACGCATTTAATCAACTAGGTATGTCTAAAGAAAAAATGATGAAGACAGAGGACTACAAAGAATTTGGACAGAAATGTGGCATACCAATTAAAACAGCAAAGTATTCAAACGAAGACGGAACTTTTAATTCTGACAATGAGTATCTTACAATCATAAATACAGCACGTGTAAAACGTATGGATTTACTTGACTATTATGACTCTAGGCAAAACATGTTAGACATTGAACGCAATACGTTGTATTTACTAGCTGAAGAGTTAAATAAATTTAAAAAAGAAAAAGGTTTGAGAGATTTTACAGATTTACTAGAAAATTTTATTGATGGTGATGTCCATAACAAATTTAAAGTTTTGTTTATAGACGAAGCTCAAGACTTGTCTTTATTACAATGGGACATGGTAAGAAAGATATGGAGTCGTGCAGAGAAAACTTATATAGCAGGTGATGACGATCAAGCAATATTCAAATGGGCTGGTGCAGATGTAGATCATTTTATTGCACTCAAAGAAGAAGTTGATGATATACAAACCTTAGATCAATCCTATCGTATACCTGGAGGGCCCATACACGAACTCTCACAAAACATAATTAATAAAGTACAAAATAGATTTGATAAAGATTATAAACCTAGATTAGAACAAGGAATTCTAAAAAGATATTCTGATCCAACACAAGTAGATATGTCATCAGGTAATTGGCTGGTGTTATCATCAGCCAATTATTTTTTAGATGACATCAAAGAGTTATGTCAGATTCGTGGTTGGTATTATCAATACAAAGGTATGAACTCTATACCACTTAAACTATTATTAGCTCTAAACAATTGGGAATCCTGGCGTAAGGGTGAACTATTAAATGCATTAGAAATAAAAAACATATACGAATATCTTGGAGACAATGTCATGCCTGGATTTCAAAAAGGTAAAACATTACACTCTGATGTAAAATATAAAATTGAAGAATGTAAAAAAGATCATGGACTGATGACAGGTAATGTTTGGTTTGAAGCCTTTGAAGGTCTTGATCCTATCACAGAAAATTACATACGTAACATGCGAGCTAATGGCGAACAGATAAATAAAAATCCCAGAATAGTAATGTCAACAATACACGGAGCTAAAGGTGGTGAGGCTGATAAAGTTTTACTTATGCAGGATCTAACAAATGCAGCGTTAGAAACTTTTAGCCATGACCCTGACGAATTACACAGACTCTTTTACACCGGAGCGACGCGCGCGAAGCGTGAACTGCACATCGTAGATCCTAAAAATTTTGATAGAGCTTACATAATATGACAGACATACATTTTGATATAATTACTTGTATATACTGCGGTGAACCAGGTAGAGACAGACACCACTACAAAGAATCCGTAGCTAATTCTGGTAGAAAAAGAAGTTATAGAAAAGGTGAAACATTGCCAGCATGTAGAGAATGTAATCTTTTAATTGGAGCACTAACTCCTACATACACAGAAACGTGTTATTTGTTATATGATAAAATATCTGACAGGCATAAAAATGTTTTATCAATTCCAAAATGGGATAAAGAAGATTTATCAGAACTAGAGGGTAGATTAAGAAGATCAGTAACTTCTAAAATTAGAAAGAAAAAAATTATTATGGAAAGATTAGATTTTTTATTAAGAAATGCACAAAGCACATTAACGTATGAAAACATCAAAGATATAATTTTTTATGGAGGATAACTATGAGTAAAGTATGGGACAAGCAGCACGGCGGGAATCACTATCAAAAGTATAAAATTCAACCTAGTAAGTTTGTAGTAGAGAATGAGTTGCTATATCCGGAAGGGTGTGCTATTAAATACATTATAAGACATCGAGACAAAGGTAAGAAACAAGATTTATTAAAAGCAATACATTTCATAGAAATGATTATTGAAAGGGATTATAAGTGAGAAGCACACAGATACCACTATTTACACCTGAAACAGAATGGGTAACACCAGACGGATTAAAAGATTTAAAAGGTTATAAAGAAATAGCAATAGACTTAGAAACTAATGATCCTAATTTATTAACACTTGGTTCTGCTAACGTAGCAGGCGAAGGACATATTGTAGGTGTTGCTATAGCTGTTGATGGTTGGAAAGGTTATTATCCTGTAGCACATGAAGGTGGTGGTAACATGGATAAAAAATTAGTTTATGCTTGGTTACAAGATATATTTAATCAAACAGAAACTACATTTATATTTCACAACGCTATGTATGATGTGTGTTGGTTACGTCGAGAAGGCTTGTCATTAAAAGGCCACATTGTTGACACAATGATTGCAGCCAGTCTTATTGATGAAAACAGACTATCTTACAGATTAGATGTTTTATCTAAACATTATATTGGTTTAGGAAAAGATGAAAAAATTTTAGTTGAAGCTGCAAAAAATTATGGTCTTGATCCTAAAAAAGATATGTGGAGATTACCTGCATTGTTTGTAGGACAATACGCAGAACGTGATGCAGAATCTACGTTAAAACTTTGGCAAAGATTAAAAGTAGAATTATACAATCAAGAGTTAATGGATATATTTAATTTGGAAACTAAATTATTTCCATGTTTAGTTGACATGAGATTTAAAGGTGTAAGAGTTGATCTTGAGAAAGCAGAAAATATTAAAAAAAATCTTATGGATCGCGAGGCTAATATTGTTAGTAAAATCAAAGGTTTAACAGGAGTTGATGTAGAAATACATGCAGCAAGAAGTATTGCAAAAGCTTTTGATAAATTAAAACTTCCGTATGATAGAACAGAAAAAAGTAAAGAGCCAAGTTTTACAAAAAACTTTTTACAAAATCA